TATCTGACAGTTGCCATTTATCTCGGTGACAGGGTAGTGAGGATTCAGTGGTTTGAGGAAGCATCTACCTGCATCCTCTATATACATTTTGAAAGTGGCTTCGTTGTCGTTCATGAGCTTGGCGACAACCAACTTTCCACTTTTAGCTTCTTTGCTCGGATCCACTAGGATGATCATACCCTCAGGAACGGTGAACCCAACCGGAGATGTCATAGAGTCACCTTTAACCGTTAGCCAGAAAGAGTTCTCTCCAGCGCTGGTTGTAGTTTCCGGCCATTCCTCAATCTCTTCCAGCTTATAAGGCTCAACTGCCTCAAGCCATTGCCCTGCGCTTACCCAGCTTATCAATGGAAATTCCTTTGTTCCCTTGTGCTCGCCTGAATAGGCAACATTGCCATGACCAGCATCTGTTATGCCATCCATCCAGCCTCTCGGCAAGGAAAAAGCATTCTCAATGATCTCTACCATGTCGTCAGCAATACGCTTTCGACCCTTCTTACTCTCGTCATAAAGCATTCGCGAGACGTAAGACGGCTCACGTTCAATTTTTCGCGCCACTTCGACGGCTTTGCCACCGCACATCTCGTCGCGGATCTGCATGAGGCGCAAGCGCCTTTTTTCATATTTGTCCATGTCGAACATTTTATGACTCTTTACCTTGTGGTAAATAACCTGTGGGTATTGATTTATTGCTTACCTGTGGGTAAACTTATTCTCGTGAAGGTAAACAAGGACCCGAGATATGAATGAACTGAGGCTTTATCTCAATAGCCTTTCGCAGGATGAACAAAAGGAATTTGCCTCCAAATGCGGAACCACGATTGGTTACCTCCGCAAGGCGCTGAGCAAAAACCATGAATTAGGAGCTGCTCTTTGCGTACTGATTGAGAAGGCAAGTTCTGGGGCTGTCACTCGTAAGCACCTTCATCCTGGTGACTGGAACAGCATTTGGCCTGAACTTCAGGCTGCTTAATACAAACATCTACAACCGAACGGCCCGGTATATGGTCGGGTGCCCGGCGTGGTCAAGGTTGACTGTCAATGGTGCACATTAAACAAGGAAAAACACACATTTAAACAATTCAACCTAAAGGAAAATTTATATGGAAATCAACACAACGACACGAAACAAAACCCAGGCACGAAAAATCGAGTCCTGGTTACTGAATCAGATCGCCATGCGCGGCACGACAAACATTGCTAAGGCGATGGGCATGGATAAGTCAGGTATTACCCGCTGGAAAGAGACGATGCTACCGAAGCTGGCAATGCTGCTCGCGGTGCTGGAGTGGGGAGTGGCTGACGACGATATGGCAAGACTGGCGCAGGAAGTAGCAGCGCTACTGACAAAGAAAAAACGCCCGGCGGCAACCGAGCGTCTTGACCAAATCCAGATGGATTTTTAAAGCAATTCACAGGAGTCATTCTAATGGCTAAACGAAAAAAGCACCAGGAAAAAGAGGAACGGCGTCACCCTGATTCCCCTGAAGGTTTAGTTGTTACCGCGTCTCATAACCGGGCGTTCGCCGAGCGCCTGATTGGCGTCATAAGACTGGCAATAGCATCTTCAGGAGGTAAGCATGGCCGTCGTTAAGTTAGCAGACTACCGGCAGCATGAAAGCCGCGTAAACAAGCAGGAGGCAGCCGGTATGGGGTTTGTCTCTATACACCGCCAGTTTATGGATAGCCGCCTCTACAAGGATTCTCAAGCCGTGCACCTTTGGATTCACCTTATCCTCAAGGCAAACCACGACGAGGCTGTTGTTACCACTGATATCGGGCCAGTAACGGTTGAGCGCGGACAGATGATTACAGGGCGACCTACGCTGGTTAGCGAGACGTTCATCCCGGACAACAAAGTAAAAAGTCTTCTTCGCAGCTTCGAGTCAAAAGGGATGATTAATATCACCTCGATGCAGAAGAAATTTAGCCTGATAACCATCGTGAAATATGACGATTTTCAGGCTCAAAATTGTCCAACGAATGTCCAACAGATGTCCAACGCAAACCCCAGCAAAAATGCGGCTCTCAGCGGAGTTTGTCCAACAGATGTCCAACGATTGTCCATAAACAATAATATAACTAATAACTCTCTTACTAACGTAAGAGAGAGTGCATCTTCCTCAGAAAATCCAGACCAGAAAAAACCGTCTCTCAGCTGCGAGCAAGTGGTCGATGTTTACCGCAGGATTCTGCCTGAAGCTCAGGGGATAAATATCCTGACTGACAAGCGAAGAAATCTGATCCGAACCTTCTGGCAGAAAGCCAGCAAAGTCACCCGGCAACTGGACGGGCATCCCTTCACTCTGAACGACTGGGAAGTCTATCTGAACTACATCGCCACCAACTGCCGCTGGATGCTGGAAAACAGACCAGACCAGCGCACTGGCAAGACATGGCGGAAAAAGTCTCTGGAGTTCTTCCTGAACGTCGATGTGTACGCCAAAACGCGAGAGGGGGCATGTGATGACCTCTGATTACATCACCCCGCCTAGCAGCATTGAGTCAGAGCAGAGTGTCCTGGGTGGCATGATGCTGGACGACGACAACAGCGAAAGGGTTCAGAAAGTCCTCTCGATACTCAAGCCGGAATCGTTCTACACCCGTCCGCATCAGGTTATCTATGCCGAGATGGTGCAGATGTACCGGGCGCAAAAGCCTGTCGATCTGCTGACCCTGTTCGATGTTCTGCAGAGCAAGTCGCTGGCTGATTCGGTGGGTGGATTTGCTTACCTGGCTGAGTTGTCCAAGAACACGCCGAGCGCCGCCAACATCGTCCACTACGCAATGCGAGTCCGAGAGACAGCAATGGAGCGCTACGGCATCCAGCGCATGACAGAGGCCACAGAGCTGATGTACGCCCGCAACGGGATGTCAGCTGCCGAGAAGTTTGAAGCGGTGCAGTCCATCTTCACGCAGATCACCGATCACGCCAAAACGGGTAGTCGCCGTGGGCTGAGGTCTTTCGGTGATGCTGTATCAGACTGGTCAGAGGGCTTTGACGAACGCATGAAGCCAGATGGAAAGGCCCGTGGGTTGTCTTCGGGAGTGCCTGCACTTGACGACCTGCTTGGCGTCAAACGCATCGTTCGCGGCAGTCTGTTCGTCATCGGCGCAAGGCCGAAGATGGGGAAAACAACACTCTACACGCAGATGGGCGTTAACTGCGCCACTGTCGAAAAAGAACCGGCGCTCATGTTCTCGCTGGAAATGCCCGAAAGCCAGATGGTCGAGAAAATCACTGCCCAGCAGGCCAGAGTATCTCCGAACGTATTCTACCCGGACATGCAGAAGGACGACTACGGCTACCGAGGAGACTGGGATAACGACATGAAGCGGGCGACCGCTGTTATGGGAGCTCTAATCGGAACAGAAAACCTATACATCGATGACACACCCGGAATCGGGCTGGCTCACATCATCGCTGAGTCGCGCCGCATCAAGCGTGAGAAGGGCAAGGTGGGCATGATCCTCGTTGACTACCTGACCCTGATGACCGCCGAAAAGGCTGAACGTAACGACCTGGCATACGGGCTGATTACCAAAGGTCTTAAGATGCTTGCCAAAGAGCTTGATTGCGTTGTCGTCCTCCTGACGCAGCTTAACCGCGACCTGGAGAAGCGCAACAACAAGCGGCCAATCCCCAGCGATTCCCGTGATACCGGACAAATCGAGCAGGACTGCGATTACTGGCTGGCTATCTACCGCGAAGGTGCCTACGACGAGAGCGTAAACCAAAGCGAAACAGAGCTTCTCCTGCGGCTTAACCGCCACGGTGAGTCAGGCGTAGTTCACTGCGAGCAGCGCAACGGCATCATCTACAACATTGACCAGGACAGCGCCCGCGCCCGTGCGGCTGAGCGCGAGTCAAAACCGAACAAGAAAGGTGGTTTCTGATGACCAATACATCGCAATTTGACCGTGTGCTCGCTCACATCACCGATCACCCCGGGTGCAGCTCTCCGGAGATATCCATAGCTACCAGAATTCGTCCGAGCGTTATATCAGCACTGCTCACCGGCATGTCCAGAGACAATCTGGTTGTTCGGGAAAAATCAAACGGGATGTTTCGCTACAGCGTGGAAAAGACAAAGCCGGAACCGAAGCCTGAGCCAGTCAACCTTAACCTCATGTTTAACCGCTTACTCAAGGCGGCCCGGGAGAACAGAGCATGACCGAAGCACGCAACACCCGCGAAATCATCAACGAATGTTACCCAGAATTTCCCGAGACCATCCTCAACGCCGAATTGTGCCGCGCAATGGCCCGCATCGAAGGCCGCAGCATCAAGCAGGCACTGAAGGCCTTCGCCCGCGACCGTATCGATAAGGTCGAATCTAAGCCCCTCAAAGGCGCACTGGAGCAGATGGCTACCAGTATGTTCCCTGAGACTGAGATAGCTCGTATTCGCGCCTGTGTAGGCCGTATGGAATCGGCACTGGTCAAGACATTCGGAGTGAAGAGAGCATGAGGAAACTCACGAAGGCCCAGCGCGATTTCCTCATCTCCATCCAAATGGGAAAAGTAGAACGCAATTCAGTCCACACCATCGGCAACACATTAAACAAACTAGGCCTGCTCAATTACTCCAACGGCACTCGTCAGTGGTACATCACAGCAGCAGGCATTGAGCAGATTAGCAAGGGGGAAGCATGAGCAATGTAGACCGATACGATTTCGAGGATTACGGCACACTGGAAAGTGACGGGCGCTATGTGAAGTATGAAGACTACGAAACCCTTGAGGAAGAGCGTCAGAAGGTGCTGAAGGTTCTTCAGGATGTTCTGGAGAACTACAGAGCCAACAACCGCAAAGGCATTGGCATTGGCCCGCTGATAAGGGCTAGAGCGATTCTGGATAGCTACGGAATCCCCCGCGCCGAAGGAGATGATCAATGACTAGAGAACAGGCTTGTGAATTTATGTACGGCAATTACTGGCCGGCAGACATGAAAAGCGGTGAAGGCAAGACCTGCTATTTGATGCGCGTTCTTGCTGATCGTGAACAGTTGGCGGCGGAGAATGCAAGTCTCCGGCAGACTGAGCGCGAGCAGATGGCGCTGGGTGTGGAGAAGTTCGCGGAGCAGCAGCGCCAATATATCGGCAATCCTAGCAAGAATGATGCAGCGTCAAGTTATTGCTCTAGAGAAGCGCTCAAGTTTGCCGATCAACTTCGCCAGGGAGCATCGCTATGAAAGATGAAGATTTAGACCGTTGCCCTCGCTGCAAAGAGGATATGTGGGCTGGCAATAAACTCTGCCGCAACTGTCAGCGTGAAGACGAATTGGAAGAATGGCCCGGCGGCGACGGGTATCCGTTCGATGATAGCGATAACGGGGAGGCTGTATGAGCGACAAATACGCAGCGCTGAGAGCATCGATTACAGCCGCGATAGAGAAAGTGGAAGCTGCTCATGAAGCTACTGAGAGGACGTCTGTAGCTCGCCGCGAAGGATTAGTGCGTGCACATAAGATGTATCAGCAGGAAAGGGACCGCGCAGAAGCAGCCGAGAAGCGCGTCGCCGAACTGCTGGCAGAGCTTGATGCTGATAAGCAGCGGATAGCTGAGCTGAAAGCCTTTCACACTGCTTACCTAGAGTGGCACGATAAAACTGAATGGGTACAGACGGATAAACGCTTCGATGTGCTTATTCCATGGGGCAAGCATCGTGCGGATGTACTGAAAGAATACATACACCACCTGGAGGCGCGGACGCTCACCGTTAAGCTGCCTCCTGAAGTGCAAGGCTCCAACATTCCGTTTGCCGCCGACGGCGCTAATGCGATGCGGAAAGAGGTGGTTAAAGCGCTAACCTACGCCTGCGCCGCCGCTGGCATCAGCCTGAAGATTGAGGGGGAGTGAGTATGTGGCGCGGAACAAATCGCGGCAGGAGCCAGATGCTACTCACTGAGTTTACTTTTAACCCAGACAGCCAAAAATCACGGTCTGTGTATCTGCTGCGCCATAGCAGCCAGGTACAGAAAACAACTTTAGAGCAAAAGCTTATTGTCGATAACGACAGTTTTGGTCGCTTCAAGCCTGTAGTGGAGCTGGCGGACTTCCCTGAAGGGTTGAGCGAGCGTGAAGCGATGCTGAAACTTGTTGACTGGCTGCACCGCCTTTCTGTTGTAATCGAAAATAACTGGACCGAGGACTAACCCATGACACTGAGCAAAGAGAGGCTGGAAGAAATCGCACGAGTCAGTGCGGAATTTTTGGCTGAAGAAGAGAGGATTAACGGCAAAGCTGATTTACAGGTTTGGTTAGATGAAGTTTGGCCGGGCGTGGCTCTGGAAATGGCCCGCGAACTGCTGGAGCTCCGGGAGCGGGATAAGCAGGAGCCTGTGGCGTATATCTTCAAACATCCGGCCGGAAAACTATTCTGGGCACTGAGCGACGAGAGCAACAAGCATCACGATGACGTCATGCCGGTTTACGCCGCGCCGCCAGCGCCGGTAGTGCAGCCAGTGCAGGTGCCTAGCTCTATCGCTGATATAAAATTAAAGAAAGCCCTCCTCTGGATTGATGGAGTCATAAGAGACAATCCCGGCATGAAAGAAGCGGTAACTTGCCGCGCCGCTATGCTCCAGTCGTTCGGTAATTCCGAACAACTCAACTCTTCAGCTAACGAGAAGGATGAATAAGATGATTGGCAAACACGATTTCAGATACTTTAAAAAAGGCTCAATTGTCCCAAAACGGTTATGCAATGCGAAGTCCCGCGCTCGACGCAGCTTCGTTTTTGGCACCGATGTCTGGGTTGTTATCAGCAACGGTCGCTGTGAAGTTTATGCCATGTATGAGCACGATTTTACCGTGGTTCAGCGCTATTTTTCACGCTCAGGGGCAGCCCATTTCAAATGTTTAGACATCCTGAACGTCAGCGGCAAGCAGGCGCGGGCAGCGTACTTGCTGCTCGAGCAACCTGTAAGGCCAGTAGGGATTTCTGTTAATACAGGGCGACCAACGGTGGACATGCTATCAGCGGCACCGAAGCTGGAGAGTGAGTGATGTCTGACAAATGCACCGGCATTATGGGCCGCATATTCGGCCACTCGTACTCATCAGTGGTCACGAAAGATGCAGCCCGATGCACACCGCAAATTGAAGCTGAACCTAAGACAATACTTGCTGTGATTGATAGCTATCGAAATGAAAACTACCACGGCATCTACTGCAAGCGCTGCGGGAAGGTGATTAATGCCTAAATCTCCAGCCGAGCGCAAACACCCTTGACCAAAACCCTCCCTCTGATACTGTATATATAAACAGTATAAATGCAGGGAGAGGGAACATGGGTGGCAAAGAGTTAGGCTACGATGTTGTCCATCGCGGTGTAAACCTTGAGAGGATTACGCCAGGCAAATGGATATTCATTCAACGAGCAAAGTTGTACGGAGGCGGGTGGTGGTTTGGGCGAGCTTACCATGACGTGTTCATGTTTGAGTTCGACCAACCCACCTCGCTGGGCAGGGGAATTGATTATATTATGGCATACGGGAGTGTCTCGAAACTGCCTCAATTTGATGATGATTTTCAGCTAGAACCGTGACGCAACGTTTCTGCATTTTCACCGCATAGGTTATAATTACCATGCAGCCTGAACAACTGCATGGGTTCTGAACAAACCCGCCCGGCCCGAACAGCCATAGCTCGTGTGTCATAGATGAGAACATATCTATGACGCAACTGAACGCAACATCTCTCCTGTCACAGATGGCGAAAGTCACCTGCGATTTTCTGCATTCTGCGTTACCTCTCTGGGGTGGCGTATGACTCTGCCCGTAGACGGTATCAAACTCCATCGCGGCAACTTCGCAGCCATCGGTTCGCAGATTCAGCCATTGCTGGATGCTGGTCAGTGCTTCCGCCTTCAAGTTAAGCCGTGGCGCGAGAAGCGCAGCTTGTCACAGAACTCACTTCTTCACATGTGGCTGGGAGAAATCAGCGAGTACCTGATTAAATCCGGCCGCACTGACGCTACACCTGAGTGGGTTAAGCGCAACCTCAAAAAAACCTATCTCGGCTGCGAAGAGGTCACGTACACCGACTTCATCACCGGCGCAAAGGAAACCACCTGGGAGCCTCGCCACACGTCGCAGCTCGATACTGGTGAGATGCATATCTTCCTGTGCAAAGTCGAAGCGTGGTGCTCTCAGTTCGGTCTGGCACTGACTATTCCGAATGGCTGTGAGTTTCAGCAGCTGCGCGATAAGCAGGAGGCATGATGCATAGCCCTCTCGCTCGCCTCATCGATCGCCATATCTACCGCGTGCGCAAAGAGAAGCGTAAGCCTTCTCCGCTGCCGTCGGAAATCCCAACCCTCAAAAACTACACCGCAAGCCTGTGGGACTCCCGCTGGGCGCGTCTGGCTGCACGGAGGAATCATGGATAAGTTGCCACGCAATTTCGGCTGGAATCGCCTGAAGTTGGCGACGCTGAGCTATGAGGAGCTTTCACGACTGGAAGATGACGTGAAGGCCAATCACGCCTGCAGCGATGGCATCAGCATGTACGACAAGCTCGGGTACAAGAAACTGGATGCGTTGAGCTGGGCCGTTTATCACAAGCAGAAAGCTGAGCGTAAAGGAGAGGCTAATCATGGCTGATTTACGCAAAGCGGCTCGCGGTCGGGAGTGCCAGATCCGCATCCCGGGCATCTGCAATCACAACGAAGAAACTTCAGTGCTGGCGCATGTTCGTCTGGCAGGAACGTGCGGCACCGGCATCAAGCCTCCTGACTTCCTTGGCGCAATAGCATGCAGCCACTGCCACGACGCCGTAGATGGAAGGATGAAAACGGCTTACAGCCACGAAGAGCTAAAGCTGATGCACGCCGAAGGGGTGATGAGAACTCTGGTTATCTGGATAAAAGAGGGGCTTGTTCGCGCATGAATACCTACAACATCACATTGCCGTGGCCGCCGAGCAATAACCGCTACTACCGGCATAACCGAGGGCGCACGCATATCAGCGCCGAAGGCACAGCTTATCGCAATACGGTAGCTCACATCATCAAATCCGCACTGCTGGACATCAACACCGACTCGCCATTACGCGTGCGTATTGAGTGCCACATGCCAGACCGCCGCCGCCGTGACCTGGACAACCTGCAGAAGGCTGCATTCGACGCGCTGACCAAAGCAGGCTTCTGGGCTGATGACTCACAGGTCAACGACTACCGCGTACTGCGCATGCCGCTATTCAAAGGCGGAAAGCTCGAATTAACAATCACTGAACTGGAGGCCGCATGAGCATCGAAACCATTTACTGCATCGGCTACGTGGCTCTCATCGCCGCGCTAGTGTGTCGTGACTTCCTGTATAGCCGGAGGGTGGCGCAATGAGCTTATTCCAATGCGAAAACTGCGGCTGTTGTGAGAATACAGCCCTTTCGTCTCAGGGGTGCAAAGGCTGGTTTGAGAAGGCTTTTGACTGGAGTTATGCACCTGAGCGGAAGGGCCTTCTGCTTTGCTCTGCCTGCGCTCCAACTAACTACAGAGATGGCAGCTCAACTAGGTTTGGTGAATGGCACAACGTTTTCCCAAGAGTGTATTTGCCCAAGGGAATGTTCTTCACAAATGGCGTGGGAAACCCTGAGCACAAAGAAACAGGTAGCGACAAATACATCCAATACGCACTGGAGAAGCCTGAATGAACCGATCCGACATCGAGCGCTACCAGCGTGAATCCATCCTCCGCGCCGGATTCGACATCAACCGACGCGGCCCCGGTGGCACAGCACAGCAGATTATCCGCAACAGTGAGCGCCGCAAGGCACAGGCAAAGCAGAAGGCAGGAGAGACAGCATGACGGCTCAATATCTGGAATACGTACGCCAGCAACTCATTACTGCCACCGCCGACCTGAGCGGGGCAACAAAGGGGCAGCTCATGGCATGGCTGGAGAATGCTCAGTTCGACACCGGCACGCATAAGCGGAAGAAGATAAAAGTTCTGGATGAGGTGAGCGGAAAAATGATTTCTCTGGATAACCCGCCGATACCCGGCAAGCAGTCGCACGCTAAAGGCTCATCCATTGCGCTCGTTCAGCCTGTAGAGTTCTGCACTGCCTCATGGCGTCGAGCCGTACTGGCGCTTGATGAACACCAGAAAGCGTGGATTCTGTGGAGCTATAGCGAAGACACCGCATTCGCTCATCAGGTCGCGATTACACAGTGGGCGTGGCAGCAGTTCAGCGAATACCTTGGCGCTCGCAAGATGGCAAGGAAAACGCTTAACCGGATGAAGGCACTTATCTGGCTGGCCGCGCAGGATGTTAAGCAGGAGCTGGCAGGCAAGGAGACGTATGAATGCCAGGAGCTGGCGCAACTGGTCGGTGTCAGCAAGTCCACATGGAGCGAAACATATCAGCCGCACTGGCAAGAAATGAAAAACTCATTCTTCCGACTCGATAAAGGCGCCTTGTATTCAGCTTCGCGATCACGTTCACAACAAAAGGCGGCAAATTTCGCATCAAGTATTGCAAAACCGAACTAAATGGGTTACTTTTAGTGAAAGTTTGATATCCTGCCAACTTTACGCATTTGGCAAAACAATATAAAAACTCCCTCATCGCCAGCCTTCGAGCTGGCTTTTTGCTTTGCGCCTGAGAAGCTTTGCTCTCTCGATTTCCCGGCGCTTTCTTATTACAGCAGGCCGGAGCCAGCCCCTATGGCGCTTGAATTTTTAACAAAGGAGTTCTTCGTCGGTGTGGCTGCTGCCATTCCGGCGGCGCTAGGTGGCTGGGCTGCCTTCGGTAGAATGCGTAGCTCTAATAATGCTCAGAATGCCAACGATGCTCAGCAAGTAAATATGCTGAAGGTGCTTTCTGAGGAGAACAGGATATTAAAAGAAACGATCAAAGAGAAAGACGCTCAGATCCGGGAGTATTTCGAGGCATCGGTAAAAGCTGAGTCCAGGCTTGAGGCTCTTGAGCAGTCGATGACATATATCCTTAAGCAAAACACAGACCTCACCAATCAGGTGCGAGAGCTGACGCAGTCTAATCAGTCACTGACCTTAGAAGTTAGCCACCTCCGATCATCTTTACGGAGCTAATTAAATGACCGGGACAGCAAATCATATCCCCGAGCCAGCAATCACCCGTGAAGAGCGAAAGCGCACTCTCATTAGCGTGCTGCTAATCATCCTTTCGTATATCGGCGTATTCGCAGCGGGTGGAATATCTGGTTACTTCATATTTAGAAACGAAAGCCTGCATCGCACCGAGCTGCGAGATAAAGCCGTGCAGCAAATCCAGAAGAAGCTCGACACCCTACCAGAGCAACTCAAAGCCGCAGAGAAAGGTGATCCGAAATGACTAATGTTGATGCGGTTAATAAGGCCATCGACGCAACCATTGGCAAAGAGGGTGGTTACTCCAACAACCCTAACGACACCGGCGGCGCAACAATGTGGGGAATCACTCAAAAAGTTGCCCGCGCTCATGGTTACACAGGTGATATGCGGTATCTCCCGCGTAGCACCGCAGTGGCCATCTACGAAGCCGACTACTGGACTGGTCCGCGCTTTGACCAGATTGCTGAAGTGTCTCCGTCGGTCGCCATTGAGTGCTTCGATACTGGCGTAAACATGGGGCCATCTGTACCGGCTAAGTTCCTGCAACGCTGGCTGACGGCTCTCAATAATCAGGGCAAGCTTTATCCTGACCTGACCGCAGACGGCATGATTGGACCGCGCACTATCTCTGCCCTGAAAAGCTTCATCGCATTACGCGGTAAGAAAGGGGAGCAAGCACTGGTTAAGGCGCTTAACTGCAGTCAGGGTGCCCGCTATCTTGAGCTGGCTGAATCCCGACCGGCTAACGAGGCATTCATCTACGGATGGCTGGAGCGTGTCGAATGCTAATGACATGGCTATTCATCATCGCGCTGATCGTGATTGTTGTTCTTCTCCTGCAGCGTTTCACGAAAATGGAGTTTGTCTCCCATGCCAAAATCCTGTTTAAAGCCTGGTCGGTATGGCTGAGCACTGCAGGTGCAACGCTGATGGTATTCCTGATGAGTGCTCCGGATACGCTGCTGAGCGCCTGGAACTCACTGCCCGACGAGATTAAAAGCCTCATCCCGCCGCAATGGCTGTCCTACATCGGCCCCGGACTGGTAATGCTGGGAGTCGTATCCCAGTTCATCCGGCAGCGCAAATTGCTGGAAGAGAAACGCCAGATGGAGCGCAGGCTATGACTGAACTGTTTGCTCATTTCGGCGGCGTAACAGTCTTCGGAGCAATCGTCGCTTTTATCGCTGCAGCATTCGGCATTGGACACCTGAAAGGTAAGTCAGCCGCTGAGAAAGAATCTACCGAGCGTGAAACCAAGGCGATGCTCGACGATATCAAGGCGTCATCCGAAGCGCGGCAACAGTCAGCCAGTGAGGCCAGAAATGTTACAGAAAACGTTACTCGCATGTCTGATAGCGATGTCGATAACCGCTTGCGGGACAAATGGCGACTACCGCCCGGAAACGGTGATTGATACCGGCTGCGAATGGACGTCTTACATCTACCTCACGGACAGCGACATCACCAACCTGTCACCGCAGGCTAAGCGGCAAATCCTGACGCATAACGAAACCCGCCAGGCACGCTGCGAAAAGGATAAACCGTGAGCTTCTACACGCTATGGAACATCGCTGCAGCGTTTGGCCTGGGCGTGCTGTTCTGGAACCTCCGGATGCAGCACAGAGACCGGGAGCACCTCAAAGAAATTCAGCGCCTCAATGAAGAGCACCTTCGTTCTATCAGTAAGCTTCGTGATGATCACCTGAACAGCCTCAACAAGGCGATGGAAGACATCAAGAGCATCATGAGCAAGAAGTAGCCATTACAGAGGCTGTTCACGAGCAGCTTCGATAATGGTTAAAGGAGAATGTCATGGCAGAGATTTACCAGGTCACGATCATCACTCAGGGCGAGCAGCAGTTCACAGGCAAGATGGCACGCAGAGAGCCAGCATTAGTGAATGGCTTTGTCGCTCTCGCAACAGAAGATGGGCAGTGGCTCTACTTCGCGCCTGGTGACGTTAAGCGCAGTGTTTATGTCCCCGTAGTTACCACTGAGCAGCCAACAGCCGAACAGCCAGTAAGCGAAGAGGCCGAAGTGCCAGAAGAAACACAAGAAGCTTCCGCCGAAGAGACTGGCGAAGTGCAGGAAGAGAAAGCGGAGTAAAAAATGACAGGCCTGACACAGAAACAGGAAACGTTCTGTCAGGCATACGTCGAAACGGGTAATGCTTCTGAGGCTTATCGTAAGGCGTATGCCGTTGACAAGACTAAGCCAGAGGTAGTGCACGTGAAAGCGTCTGAGCTGCTCTCTAGCGGTAAGATTTCGGTAAGGGTGGCAGAGTTGAGGGGCGAGATCAAAAAGCGCCACAACGTAACTGTAGACTCTCTGCTGGCCGAACTGGAAGAAGCCCGCCAAGCAGCGCTAGGAGCAGAGACTCCCCAGTCATCTGCAGCAGTGGCGGCCACAATGGGCAAGGCCAAACTGACCGGGCTTGATAAGCAAATTGTAGAGCTAACAGGTCGCGGCGGCGGCCCGGTCAGGGTAGTCAACATGTCACCTGACGACATTAAGCGGGTGATGGAGAATGACGACTGCTGATGACATGATCCGCGCCAGAATGTGCGAGGCTGACGGGCTTTACTTTGCTCGATACTTCTTCAAGCAGCGGACTGGCGGCAAGATGATAGTGGCACCTCATCACAAGGTTATTCAGCAAACGCTGGACAGAGTGATAGACGGCGAGATTAACCGACTCATAATCAACGTTCCGCCCGGATATACCAAAACAGAGTTAGCGACAATCAACATGATGGGTCGCGGGCTGGCGCTTAACAAACGCGCTCGCTTCATGCACCTATCCTATTCGCACAACCTTGCTCTGCTTAACTCGTCAACCGCCCGCAGCATGATCAAGTCGCAGTCCTATCAGGGGATGTGGCCTATGGAGCTGCGAGACGATGCAGACAGCAAAGCCATGTGGTGGACTGAGTATGGCGGCGGGGTTTATGCCTCTTCATCAGCAGGGCAGGTAACAGGTTTCAGGGCTGGCCACATGGAACCTGGCTGGCAGGGAGCATTGATAATTGATGACCCTGTAAAGCCTAACGATGCCTATTCGGAGACGGTGCGCGACGGCGTTAATAGCCGCTTTAACGAAACGATTAAATCTCGACTGGCGATTGAAACAACGCCTATGATCGTGATTATGCAGCGCATCCATTTCCATGACCTTAGTGGTTACCTGCTCAGGGGTGGAAGTGGTGAGCAATGGCACCATCTGAACCTGCCAGTCATCATCGACAACAACATTCCTTATGCGGAAATGTATCCGGATAACAGCCATGCAATACCAGTAGAGCACGGGCTGCCTGATGGTTGGTTATGGCCTTTCAAGCACAATGAGACCCACCGCACCGCACTGTTTTCTCACCGGCGCACTGCCGAAGCACAGTACATGCAGAACCCACGCAGGTTCAACGCAGAGGGGGCGCTGTGGACTGAGAGTATGATCACCGCGGCGCATTCAATGAGCTTAGGGCAGGAGTTATCGCGGACTGTAATTGCCATTGACCCGCAAGCCACGAACAGCGAAGAGAGCGACGAGACAGGAATCATCGCTGCAAGCTCTTACGGCTCTGGCGACGAGAGGCAATATTCAGCAGACGGCGACTACAGCGGAAGATATTCACCCAATGGCTGGGCGACAAGGGCAATGGATGCCTATAAGCAGCATGAAGCAGACGCGATTGTCATCGAGACCAACCAGGGAGGTGACATGGCTGAAGATACGCTGCGCAACGCAGGATTCAAAGATCGCATTATCAGAGTTCACGCCAGCAAAGGTAAGTACGCCCGAGCAGAGCCAATATCAGCGCTTTATTCACAGGGCCGTGTAGCTCATCGTGGCAACCTCTATCAGCTTGAGAATCAGATGATGGAGTACGTGCCAACCACTGCAAAGAAATCGCCAGACAGGCTTGACGCGCTGGTATGGGCGATGACCGAGTTAAGCGGCCAAACCAAAGGCGCATTCTTCTTCTGACAGGAGTAACACTCAGTGAGTGAACAAGATAACAGCCTCGTAATGGCTGTGAACAACCTCGCCGCTGAGATGAGGCGTAATGATTACGTCCGGTCACTATCAGCGCCGGGCAGCAATACCAAGCGGCCTAACCTGTATCAGGAGTTTGGCTACCCACAGCAGATAAGCTTTAAAGACTTCTACGGCGTTTACCGGCGCAATGCTGCGGCGTTCGCTGTCGTGCATCGCCTGCTGGATGGTTGCTGGCAGGACTTCCCGTTTATCGTCGATGGTGACGAGGCGCAGGAGGACAAGAGCGCAACCCCGTGGGAGAAGCAAGTTAACAAGCTCCTGAAGAAGCACTGGAGCAAGGTTAAAGATGCTGACCGCCGCAACATGGTTGGCCGTTACTCTGCGCTGCTGATTCAGGTCAGGGACAATAAGCTCTGGAATGAGCCAATAGATACCGGCACAGTAGGGAGACTGAAAGAAAAGGCTCTGGTACGGCTTATCCCTGTGTGGGAAGAGCAACTCACGGTTGCCGATTGGGATAATGACCAGCTATCGGAAACCTTCGGGCAGCCCCTGATGTACAACTTCAGCGAGCTTCCGGTAGGGCATGACCAGTTCGTTGGCCCTGTACGCTACACCGAGGTTCACCCAAGCCGCGTTATCGTGTTCTGCGAAGGCTCGGAGGACGAGAACATGTTCTCTGGTGTCCCGCTGCTTGAAGCGGGCTATAACAAGCTGCTTGACCTTGAGAAAATCTCAGGTGGTGGCGCCGAAGGATTCCTGAAGAACGCTAGTCGGCAAATTTCCGTGGAGTTCAATGACGAAACCAGCATGCAGAACATCATGGATATGGCAACCAAGGCGGGCTACAGCGACCTCGGCGAGGCCATGACCGACAAGATTAACAAACTCAACCGTGGCACCGACTCAGCAGCAGTGATGCAGGCCGGGCAGATGAAGGTGCTCTCCGTTACGCCCGGCGACCCGCAGCCAACATGGACGGTCACCGCCAATGAGTTGGCTTCCTCCGTGCAGATGCCATTCACTATCCTGTTTGGTCAGCAGACCGGCAGACTGGCGAGCGACGAGGACAAGACAGACTGGGCTATTCGACGCAATCAGCGCCGCAACGGCTTCCAGACTGACCGTATCACCGCACTGGTTGAGCGCCTCTGGACTGTTGGCATCATCCCGCCGCCGACGAAAGGTGAGATCACCGTATCATGGACTGACCTGCTGGCTCCGGGCGAGAAAGAGAAGATTGAGAATGCCGGGTTGCTGGGCGACATCGTCCAGAAGACGTATCAGGGCTTTGGTGCCGAACCTCCATTCACTATCAACGAAATTCGACAGGCTGCCGGGTTCGAGCCGCTAAAAGAGCCGACTTTACCGCCCAATCCTAACGACAAGGTAACGACAGATGACCCTTTATCCGATGACCCAGAAGCAGCGGCAGCGGATAGGGACGCCAATCGTACCGACGAACAAAGCTGATCCTACCCGCTCATCACGGCAGGTAGGCAGGATGTACCGGGATATCGAAGATCGGTATCTCGGCATTAAGCGAGACCTGCGGGCGCTGTTTGATATGCAACTGACCGGCTCGTATGTTGAGAAGAATAGCCAGCACAGCTTCATGGTGTGCAACAACGAGGAAGGCCCGGCGACGATATACCAGGTCAACATCGGCCGGTACATCTACGACATGACCGCCTCGAAGCTTGCCAGCCTACTGGAGAGTGTACAGGGCATTCTTGACCGATGGCTCACTGAGGGCGGCGAGCAGGACATCTGGTCGATGGAGTATGTTGCCGCAGAGTATGAGCGCGGCACGCAGCAGGCCGTCGATAACCTCTCCGCACAGTCGCCAATCTATGAGCAGCAGGTGACGCTGGCTGACCGGCTGTCATCGCCTGCCATACAGAACCAGATAGCCAGTGCACAGGTAGCGACGTACAGCGACTGGAAAGGCATCAGCGACGCAGCACGAGCAGACCTTGCAGGCGTTATCACCGATTCAGTAGCGCGAGGCATTAACCCACGCGACACAGCCAGCATCGTTAGTAAGCGCCTGGACGTTTCAATGGTGCGGGCCAAGACGATTGCGCAGACGGAGCAGGTAGGCGCTCTCAGGGCTGCACAGCGCAACGAGACCGATTGGGCGCGTGACAGCCTTGGCTTGAACACGGCCATATTATGGATTTCTGCTCTAAAGCCGACCACAAGAGCGTGGCATCGGGCGAGGCACGGAAAAACATATACGACACAGGAAGTTGAGGATTTCTACTCGCAAGGGGGAAATCGCATAAATTGTTATTGCGCCAACATCCCTTGCTTGCTTGACGATGATGGAAATCTTTACAACAAAGGGCTGTCTGAGAAGCTCGCTAAAGAGCGAGAAGATTGGAAGCCTGCCGGTGATTAACTTGTTACAATAAGAGCGCTGGATAGGGCGGCCACCCGAAAAGCCTTACGCTCAAGGCCTTCCAGCACCATCATGAGCGAACTAATGGAGCGATTAGTTATGAATGAAATTAATGAATACCTTGCTATTGATTTAGAAAGCCCAAGCGGCTTGACTTGGATTAAAAAGGCAAGTCAAAGAGCAAAGCCTGGGTGCTATGCATTTACCGCTACAGACAGTAGCGGCTATTACATTGGAAAATTTAAAGGGAAGATGCTCAAAGCCCATAGGGTAGTTTATTTCTTACATAATGGTGAATGGCCTCAGGGTGAGGTTGACCATAAAGATGGCAATAGGAAAAACAATTCACCACTTAATCTCCGCGATGTAAGTAAGAGCATCAATCAGCAAAATCAGCAGCTAACGAAAGGTTTTTCTTTATATAAGCCAAGTGGTAAATGGGTGGCAAAAATACGTACTCCCGATGGGAAGCAAAAACACCTTGGTTATTTTGATAACGAACATGACGCTTCTGCTGCCTACCTGGCTGCCAAGTCCAGATTCCATGAAGGATGGATAAAGCCTTAAAAATAGGATTGCTCATACAGACCCGCTCCGGCGGGTTTTTTTATGCCTGAATTTTACCCAAGAGGAGTAACCGTGAAGCTTTCGAGTATTCATGTAAAAAGCCTCGCTATTAATGCCGCCAATATAAGCGTGGAAACCATCGACGGTGACGAGCATATCGTCATTCGTGGCGTCGTGCCTGTCGTGGATGACGTTGTCATGAATGGCGGGCTGTATCCGGCGGGGGAGATTAACAAGTCGTTTAAAACGCTCGAAGGCAATCCGATGCCTTTCGGCCACCCGAAGATTGAAGGTGCTCATGTCAGCGCCAACAACCCGCGAGCGGTGAACAAGTTTCATGTCGGGGCGTGGGCGGAGAATGTCCGCAAAGACGGTGATCGCGTCGTCATGGACATGAAGATTAACAAAGCATTCGCCAGTGCCACAGACAACGGCAAGCGTCTCATTGACCGACTGGAGCAGATGCAGACCAATGCTGAGGCTGAGCCGATCCACGTCTCTACCGGCCTGCTGCTCAACCGCGAGGCCAAGAAAGGCACATCAAAGAACAAGAGCTACTCATGGGTGGCGCGAAACATGCGATTTGACCATGTGGCAATCCTTCTCGATGAGCCTGGTGCGGCGACCCCTGACGACGGCGTAGGCATCTTCGTTAACGCTGACAACTCACAGGAAGATGTGACCATCGAAGGCGCTGACCTCACATCTGCTGCCAATTGCACTGAGGAAGGCTTTCTGAATAAAGCCAAATTCTTCTTCACCAATGCCTCAAACTTCTCCTTTGACGATATCCAGCGGGCAATTACATCACGCCTGCGAGAAGGGAAGGGCGATGACTATTACGCCTGGCCGGAAACAGTCTGGCCGGACAAGTTCATCTATCGCGAAGGCGAGAAGATGTTCCAACAGAAGTACCTCATCGACGATGACGGCACCGCTCAATTCGTCGGCGAACCTGTAGAAGTCGTGCGCAAACCAACTGAGTACGAAATTAAAACTAACGGAGAGAACGATCCGATGAAAGATCTGATTATCAATGCGCTGAAAGCCGCTGGTAAGCCGACCGAAGGCAAGTCTGATGCCGAGTTGATGGACGCTTACAACCAGATGGCCGCCGAAAAGGCAGCAGCCAAAGAAGAGACGCCGGAAGAGAAGGCGGCTCGCGAGAAAAAAGAGGCTGATGACAAGGCAGCCAAAGAGAAGGCTAACAACAGCGAAGAAATCCCAGCCTGGGCTAAAGCACTGACCGAACAGGTGTCTGCGCTTAACAGCCAGATCAATGCTGGCGCAGAAAGCGAGAAGGTCAACATGCGCGCCGCGGTGAAAGCCAAGTTCGCCATGACTGATATCGCCGTCAATGCGCTGGACGGCGAGCCGCTGAAAGAGCTGTTTGCTCAATGCCAGACCTCCACCGGCCTGAATGGTGCATTCCGCCAGGCTAACAACAATCAATCTGTAAGCGAAATGCCGGAGTAAATAATGGCTAAAGATGGAAAGCACGTAATTCACGCTGGCGGCGTGTTCCCTAACCCTCTGCTCAACCGTGAGGGCGGCGCTGCTGCCGCCACCGCTCCGGGTACTGTCGGTTACTTCAATGCCGGTAAGTTCACCGCATCCACTGACGGCGGTGAGGATGCAATCCTCTACGTCGCAAACTTCGATTACCTGCGCTGCATGACGGTTGATGACTCTATCCCGGTTAACGAACTGGTAGTGGGTATCCATCCTCTGCCGGGTCTTTTCCTGAACGTCCGCGCCGCTGCAGGCACCTACCGTAAGGGACAGCCTGTTACCGTTGCCAATGGCCGTATCACCGCTGCTGCAGCAGATGCGGAAGCCTTCGCATACGTCGAAGAAGACAAACCTCTCACAGCTGCCGCTGGCGACCTCGTCCGCGTAGTGTTCAAGTAAGGAGACACTGAATGTTAGTATTCTCAAAAGCGCTGGGCGAAAAGACCAATAACTTCGAGGTCAACTCGTACCAGTTCAATCGTCTCCAGCAGGAGCGAAACGCCTCCGCGCAAGCTGTGGCTGATTTCATGGCCCGCGTTCGCTTCGGTGAAGGCGGTCAACTGGATGCAGTTAACGCCGTGGATGATATCCGCCGCCTGTATCGCGCATACGACCAGACCGTACTACAGCAGTTCGAGCCTAACACCGAATTCACTCTGCTGAATGACGTGCTGCCTTTGTCCCGCTCAGTCCGCCTGGAAGAGTCGGTGTACGAGTACGCCCGCACCGGTGGCCGTGGATGGGCTCACACTTCAATGTCCGGCCAGATTGGCGCGGCTCTGGATGCTCGTCAGTACACCTTCGACGGAACGATGGTTCCGATCCACGATACCGGCTTTAAGTTCAACTTCCGTGATCCGGTGTTCCTGAAAGGCTCGGCGCTGTCTTCGCTGGCAGACGCCCAGCGCGGCTCTGTTGATGATGTTCGCCGCCAGTTTGTGGATTACATCTTCAACGGCTACCGGGACTCCGAAGGCAACTTCGTGACCTATGACGGCAAGACGTGGAAAGGCCTGAAGAACGACGAGCGCGTTGCACAGGTTGATCTCGGCCCTACAGGTCTGAACATCGACTTCACCGATCCGAACGCAACCCCGGCCGCCATCCGCGCTGGCGTGATTGCGCTGCGTGACGTACTGCGCCTGTCCAACAACCAGTACGCATCGCAGACCTGGTATGTTTCCGGCGCTGTCCTCACTAACCTGGAACGTTTCTTCTTCGATTACCCCGGTTCCGATACCATCCTCGGCGAGCTGCGCAAGCTGACCGGTATTGCGGATATCAAAGAAGACTTCCAGCTCGAAGGTAACGAGATTGTCATTCTGCCGCTGACTGCTGGCGTCGTTGCTCCGGTTGTCGGCCAGGCATTCGGCACCGTTGCCGATCCGCGCCCGTTCTACAACAGCGACTACATCTGGCGCACCTGGGGTGCTGCTGGCTTCATGGTCAAGACCGACATCAATAACCGCTACTCTGCGGTTCACGCATCGAGCTAAGGGGATTGTATGGCACTGGTAGAGATCGTTTCACCAAACCTCTACACCGGTGCCCGCCTCCAGAAACTGGAAGTGGGCGCAACGGTTGAGGTTGACGACAAAACCGCTGAGCGCTGGAAGGCTGCAGGCCATGCGAAAGATGCTGGCAAGAAAGCTGAAAAGCAGACACTGGAAGTCGCAACTCCCGGCGATGATGACAGCAAAAAGAAAGGTAAGTAACTATGGGCACCCCAATCACGGCTGACGATGTGAAAGGCTTCCTCCTTGAGTTGGGGTACACCATTCCGGCCGCTTTGCTCACTCCGATCCTCAACAAGGTAAACGCCATCATCGCCTGCATGGACGCGGCGGGGTATGACGATGACACGCAGCGTCTGATTCTATTGTATGCGTCGGCGCTGGTATCCGCATCGTCTGGTGCGCGTCGGGTCAAGTCGGAGAGTGCACCTTCCGGGGCGTCTCACTCATTCGAATACGGCAGCGATGGCATAGAGGGCCTTAAACGCTCATTGGCTGCGCTGGACGTTAACGGGTGTGCATCCGGGCTGCCTATAACCGCTGGCAGCTCTGTAGGGTTCTTTGAAGTCGTAGGAGGCTGCTGATGACGTACAAATCAGTGAAGCAAGGGCTTCCTCGCGCGTTCGTCCGTGTGTGGGTGATGACCGATACCGGGCGCGAGACTACCGGCTATGTTAAATCGGACGGTGAGTGGTTTATTAACTGCCCGCGCATCCGGGCGACTGGTGCGACTGTGTTGCGCTGGAGAGAGTGAGAATTGATGTATAAAAAGCCAGCAAATGGTAAAATTAACGAGCCGGTGAATGCGTCAACATTACCACCGGCTCTAACCATCATTACCTATTGCGGAGGTAACTCATGGCTCATCAAATCTTAAGCCATCAGCACCATAGTGCGCCATCTTATAATCGCGTTGCAGGCGTTTATCAAATTACTAACACCATCACTGGCGAGACGTATATCGGCTCTACGGTTAACATTTCGGGTCGGTGGGCGAGCCATCGCTATAAGCTGCGGAAAGGAACGCATGGGAACAGAAACCTTCAGGAGTCATGGAATAAACATGGCAAAGGTGTCTTTGAGTTCTCAGTATTGGAAATTGTCAAAGACAAAGCCGGACTAGTGCCTGCTGAACAATCCTTTTTTGATTTGCTGAAGCCAGCATTCAACATTGCACCAAACGCCGGTAGTTGCGCGGGTATGAAATTTTCAGATGAGCGCAAAAAACAAATCAGTGAAAGGGTTAAAGGTAGCGGTAACTATTGGTATGGGAAGAAATTGCCATGCCAAGGCGCAAGCAAGAGGCCTGAAGTTAGGGCGAAAATGTCTGCGCTGCATTCTGGTACTGGCAACCCTATGCACGGAGTTACCCCTCCGCACGCAAAGCTAACGGATGATCAGGTTAGAGAGATACGAGCAGCGCTTGCTAATGGAGAGGAACTGAAGCCATTAGCAGTACGATACAACGTATCTAAAGGTGCCATTGCGCATATTAAGCAGGGTCGCTCATATCGGAGGGTGGTGTAATGTCGGTAATTTCTCGATGGTCATACACTGCCACTGCCACTATCTGGCGCAAGCTGGAAGGCAACGACGAATACGGCGACCCGCTGGGCTATGCGCCACCTGAGCAAATCCTCTGTGATTACGAGGGCGGCCTTAGCAAGCGTATCGGCTCTCTCGGTTCGGAAATCGTTGTGAAAAACACTGTCTGGACAGAGTTCGCGCTGGCAGAGGCCGGTGATTATCTGCTGATTGGCGTATCTACCGAGGCAGACCCGGTTGTAGCCGGTGCCGACGAGGTGCGGCAGGTTATCCGTTATGCCGACACGTTTTACCGGACGGCTGATGACTGGGCCATCATTACAGGA